TTCTGTCAGCGGTTGCGTTTCTTCTGAAAACCCTTTAATCATAGTGCTTGCAATTAAAAAGGTGTTTTGTTGAAACTAATCCGTAGTCCGGGTTTTGCGACGTGTACCGTTTTTCCGGTGGCTTTTGCTATTCCGTCCCGGAAGGCTACCGCGTCGCCGTTCCCTTCGCTTATATGTATCAATACTATGTTATTAACCCGTGTTAGGTCGTTAGCCTTCAACGCGTCCAAACAAGTATAGTAGCTTAAATGGCTTCTCCGTACTCGTTCTTTCAATACTTCCGGTATATAACCTTCTGTTACATTGCGTTCCAATATATCCGGGTCGTAGTTGCATTCAATTAATATGTTGTTCAACCCGGCAAATGTACAAGGCAAATAGAAAGTATCGGTAGCGAACAATACGCCGCCCGTTTCTTCATGCCAGACGTAGAAGCCCAACGGTTCGCGGCTGTCGTGCTTCGTGGGAAAGGGAATGATAGTAAAACCGCCCAGCCGTAAATGCTGGTAACTTCCGTTTTCCATCCTTATGTGGGTCGGTCGCCAGCAAGAATTAATCTTAGCGGCTTCTATCGTGCCTTTGGAAGCGTAAACCGGAACAACGTAGTTTAAAACCTCATTAATACGCCCGGCATGGTCGCCATGTTCATGGGTAATGAGGCAGCCTACTATTTTCTTTACGTTGTTGCCCAACGCTGCTAATACCTTCTTGAATGGTATTCCAGCTTCAAGTAGAAGGGCTTCGCCCGCGTTTTGCAAAACGTAGGCGTTACCCTCTGAACTTGAACCTAATACGGTTAATTCCATATTTAGAACAATGGTTTAGCGTTATTACTTCCGCGACCTTCCCGTGCTTGCGGCGGGTTAGCTGGCTCGCTTTGCGCCGTTTGTCCCTGCTGGGCTTGTATGGGTTGCCCGTCGATAACTCCAATAGTAGGCGCGGCATTCGCTTCTTCTTTTATTTCTTCGGCTACCGCATCCACTATCGGTACGCTGCTTTGTTCGTCTGCATCGCCGAAGTCGCACCCCGTAATGTACTCGTATAGGGCTTTCTTAGCCTTTCTTTCGGCTTTTCCGCGCAGTTGGTCGTGGCTGCTGTAATCATCCTTCTTTACGGTTGCAATAATGCTAAAGCCGTTTTTTTCTCCGTTATACTCATAGTTTATTTTGCAAGGTATTTCGGCGAAGTTCTGCGTTTGCCCCTTGTCGTATGAGGTATCAATGAAGTATTTTACGCCCAGCTTGCGAAGAAGCGAAGTATAACCTTCCTTAGTGGGGTACATCCTTTCGGCTATTATATTGAACTGGTTTCCGGTCGGAAGCAAGCCGATAGTAACCGCGTCTATGATGCAATCGCGTACTATGTCGCGGGTGTAAAGCGGAAGCGGGGCGCGCCCGCCGCTTCTTGCACGCCCGTTTCGGTCTGTAAGAAATCCTATTTTCGTGTTCATCAAAGGCATGAAAACCTTATCCATTACTTCGTCGGTCATGGCTTCGCGAAGAAGTGCTATTACGTTTACGGCTGTAAATGCCGCACCGAAGTTGCTTACGATCTGCAAAGCCGAAGCGTCCTTGCAGGCTAATTCAAACTTTTCTTTTGCTGCCAATATGGTAGCGGGTAAAGTGTTGGTATTCATACTATCGTTAGTTAATTGTTGTTCATTATGTCCTTTAAAAAGCTCTCTATTCCACCGCCTTTAATCATCTTTTCAAAAGCTATTTCGCGGGTTGCCCGTTCTACTATCGGCGCGGACTGCTTTCCGGTAAGAAGTTCTTTCAAGCCCTTTATTATGGCTCCATAATTTCCGCAAAAACCTACCATTACTCCGGTACTGTCTTCGCCGTTTTTATCTTTCGTATCTGTGTCGCAACCTACTACGATAAGACCGCGTGAACTGCTTCCGTTACATAATGGTACTAAATGCTTTTGCATTACTTCTGTGGTGGTCTTCAAAAAGTCGCTTTGGGGTTCTTCTTGGCTGCTTTCCGCTTGTTGCGTTTCTCCGTTTCCCGAAGCAAAGCAATAATAGTCACGATACAAGTCCGCAAAGTGTTCGGCTGCGTATTTCGCGAGCGCGGACGTGGGAAAGCAAAGCCCAGAGCCGATATACGCAGACGTAGACGTAGCCGCGTGAAGCGTATACGCGGACGAAAGCCCGGCATTTACATAACGGAATAGCGGGTAATACTTCCATTCGTTTTGGTCGTCCCAATTCGGCTTCCAACCGTTATTAAGTGCGCGGGTTATTACTGTCAGCTTGTGGTAGGCTAACATGCTTCTTTGGTCTTCCTTCGGGAAAATGTTAAATACTTCTTCGTTAATCGGTTGAATGTTCAAAACTCTACAAGCGTCCTCGTAAGACGCGATTTTCTTTTCTGTATTCATAAAGTTGTTATTTAAAAAAGTTAATAATAATGTTATTCTACTTTGAAGTCTTCGGTAGTTACTACCAACTTTACAAGCTGGCTAACAACCGGGATAAACTCGTTAATACTTTCTGCGTTATCCACGAAAATAGGCGCGCTAACGTTGTGGAACGTGCAAAGGGTGTTTATTATATCAAGCCCGGCATTAACTTTCCCGGCTTGGTTCTTATCCGCGTATTTTACCCCGTCAATAAGGCAAATGCAATCCGGTTCTTTTTCGCCGTTTACGAGCGTTTTGTACATCTTGAACTGAACCCGGCTAAACAATCCGTTTACGCGGCGTTCCACTTCCGTCATACGGGCTTTTATCAAGTCGGCTATTACTATTTCGCAGCCTTGTATTTCGGCGCGTTCCTGCGCCAATTTTGCGGCTTCCCCGTTTAGTTCGGCTATGCGCTTTTCGTTGGCTTCTATAATGGTGCGAAGGTTTAGCTTACGCTTTACTTCATCAAGCCGGGCGGTAAGGTTGGCTTTCCGTTGGCGTATCTCTGTTCTGCTTGCCGCGTCTTCCGCGTTGAAGGCTGGAAGCTGTTCGGAAAGTTCCTTTATTTCTTTTTCAAGCGCAACCCATTCCGGGAGGTCTTCTCCGTTAATATCCGGTTCGGTATTTACGCGGGGATTGTCATTCAAAACCTTTTGCAACGCTTCGCGGTCTTCTTTCGCCTTTGCTACGGCGGTAGTGTGGCTGGTTTCCAATTCGGCTAACGCTTTGTCTATCCGGTTGGCTTCTTCTTCCTGCGATGTTATCATTTCGTTTAACCGCTGACCGTCCGTGTTAATCTTGTTAAGGCGTTCTTCCCGGTCTGCATAGAATTTTTCGCGAGCGGCTTCCCGGTCGGTGTTATATTTTGCTAATGCTACCGGGTCGGCGCAAGCGTGCTTAAACAACGGGCAAACAAGACTTTCCGTAGCGGTAAATTCTTCGGCGTTTACTTTGTACCATCTTTCGCGTAGTTCGTTCTGCATTTGTTTGTAGCCTTCTATTGTGCTTTGCGTCCGTTTCTTCTCGTTCGTCAAACGGTCGTATTCACTACGGTAGCGGCTGGCTTCGCTGCGTTCGTCGTTTATAACCTGCTGTAACTTACGGTCGGCATTATTGTAAGTTTCGTTCTTCTTGAACGCTTCGTTCCTTGCCGTTTCCTTTGCCTTAAATACTAATGCGTGCTGGCTGCTACGTTTGTCATTTATGGCGGTTTGTACCTTAGCGGCAGCTTCATAGGCGATACGGTTGGCTTCTGCTGCTGATGCGGCGGCTTCGTCTATGTCGTTCAATTCTTTTGTAAGTTGCTCCTTTTTGGTGTTAAGGGCGGCATAGTCCGGTGTAAGCGGGGTAGCACGCGTTATTTCGTCAATACGCGTAGGTATCTTTTCCAATTCCTTCGTTATCTTCTCCTTTTGCGCTGAAATCTCGCGCTTATAGTCTTCTACCGTTTTCCCGCTAAGCCGTTCTATCAATGCGGCAAAGGCGGTATCGCCCTTCGCTATGTCTTCGTAGCTTACGCCCCCGGCTATCTGCAAAAGCATTTCGCGTTGTGCCGTCCAATGAAGGGAAAGGAAATAGTAGGGGTTGGTAATCATCTTGAAAACAGCTTCGGGTATAATTTCGTTTATACGTTCGTCGTATTCGCCTTTTGTTTTTAATGGTACTCCATTATAGAAGTAGTCGGTATGATGTCCCTTTAACTTCCTTTCCGTCTTTCCCTTCTCTGTTTTCCATTCTTCAACCAATACGCGACGGAGTTCTACGGTTTCAACACTTCCCGTTTCGGTATCTATTATTTCCAACGTTCCGGCTACCTCGTGTTCAAGGTCGGGAATAAAGTTACCTTCTGCGTCGTTGGTCTTAATTCCGAACTTACTATCTACGTTACCTTCACTGTCTTTGCCCCAAAGAAGCCATGTAAAAGCGTCCATTATGGTAGTCTTTCCCGTGCCGTTCCGTCCGCTTATGGTTGTAACTGTGTCGTTAAAGTCTATAACGACGTTGCGCAAGCCTTTGAAATTTACAAGGCTTAGACGTTTGATGATTGCTTTTTTGCTCATATTACTGATATTTTTGAAGTGAATAAAATCCCGCGTCAAGACTTACGGTTATTTTCTCTAATTTCTTCTTTTGGGCTGCATAGGAGCGTGCTATGCTGTTCAGGTAGCCCGTAAGGTTTACTATGTAGGTGCGCTTCTCTATGATGCAGTTTAGGGCTACGTCTAAGACGGCTTCCCAAACTTCCCGTACGCGTTCCGGCTGTACCGCTATTCTGTGCCGGATGATATATTCCGTTACTTTTGCCTTGCGGCTTTCAATCTCGGTTATTACCATTGAAAAATCACCTGTCCGGTATGCCTGCAATACAATCGCGCAAAATTGGATGGCGTTCAAATATTCTTCTTGTATATTGGAAACGCTTGTTCTCTTTCTCAAACGCTCCCTAATCCGTTCTTGAAATGTGTTACGATCTATTAGTTCTATCTGCCCGCTGGTTGTTTCAACTATACAGTATTTTCGGCTAATTTCGCGCGGGTCTATGTTCTTTTCCGCCGAATAAAGGAAACGTTTAAGGCTTCCGGTGTATTTTTCCCCGTTATCCGCCTTTAATATCAATGCGTTATTGCATGGTTTCAATATACGCGGTTCTACTCCCCGGCAGTAACTTCGTATCTGCCTGCTCTCCCTATTTATTTCATATTTAGAAAAGCCGGGAATGTTAATCCAAATGTTTTTAATCATATAGCTGTGTTTTAAAAGTTATTTCTTTTTGTTGCCTGCTGCCAGCTTTAACGCTAAATCAGCGTCAATAATCAGTAGCGCGCCTACTTGCGTTATCGCTGCATCAATCCGCCCGGAAGCCTTCAACCGTGCTGCGGTTGTCTTGGAACACCCTAATAGAATTGCAAGCCCTTTCAAACCGTACACGTAACGTTTCGCCGTTTTAGGCTTTTCCGGCTTCTGTGCCGCAGCTTCTATACGTTCGTCTATCGCGTCCATAAGTTCGCCGAGCGTAAGGTCTATTATTCGTTTCTTTGTGTCCATAGTCTAACTGTTTTCGTCGTCTTTAATGTCCGGTATTGTCTTCGCCGCAACCTTTATTGAAAGGGCGAAATTCGCAACTACAAGGAATACTGCCCATATAGGCGCGGTTTCAGTGTCAATGCTTAGAAGTATAAAGGAAACGGCAACCCAAGCAAGGGTAAGCCAGTTATACCACTTTAGCGGTTTCGTAAATTCTATGCCGATGGCTTTAAAAATCTTAGTCATAACTGCAAACTTCAAAAGGGTTATAGTCGTTTTCGCCTTTGCGCCTTCCTGTCGTTTTGACAATCCGTGTGATCTGCGCGCGTCTTCCTACTCTGAAAAAATCGCCGTTCCCGGTAAGTTCCTTCGGGAGTATAAGCAGAAGAAGGGCTACCGCTACGAATGTGCGTTTTAACGGGTCAAGGCTTACCGGAACATTATGCTTTGTACAGAACCACCAAACGCAAAGTTCCGTAGCCTTTTGTATGCCTACTTTCGCGTAGATGTTCCGGGCTGTATTCTCTACGGTGCGGGTAGAAATAAACAGAATGTCCGCTACTTCTTTCTTGGAAGCTCCCCACGCCAGCAAGTGCGCTACTTCGGTTTCCCGCCTGCTTAGTTCCACGTTTAGTTTCATACGTCCCAAATGTTAGCTGTTATTCCGTATTTGTTGAATACGCCTTCTACGGCTTTCGCTTGCGTTACTTTAGGTTCTATCTTTCCGTCCCGGTATGCGTAGAAACTGTTCCGGTTATTTATTCCCAAAGCGGCTTTAATTTCCGTTACCGCTATTTTGTAATCGCCTACACGTAACTGGTTCAACCCGCTAAGGAAGCCCTTGCTTTTTTTCTTATTTTCTGTTGTTACTACCATAATTGTAAAATTTAAAATTCATAGTGCGCGGGGGAAGGTTCGCCCTTCGTACGCCCGTAGCGTCCCGCGCGCGGTCTGTTTCCGCAGTCATCGGTTTATAGCCTTTACAAAGGGGATTCCTTTTCCGCTGGCTTATATATAGTTCCTCTGATTTGTATTAAGGTAATACGTTAATCGGAAGAAGAAGCGTTACCTATCTGCTTGTAATAGCTGGTATCTTCCATGCTGTCCATGTAGTTAAGCATACGCAAAAGTCTTTGCAGGTCTTCCGGGCTTAATTCCCGTTCTTCTTCGCTATTGTCGTCGCCATGCTTTCCGAATATCCTATGCTTTTGTATGTACGCTTCCGTGAACTCCTTTTGCATCCGCTTCATATCCTTTGTAAGCTGTTTATAGTGCCAATCGTACAAAGCCTGCAATTCTACGTACTGCATTTTGGTTAATTCAACGGTAACGTATCTTCTGCGCTGGCGGTAACTCATCCGCTTTTCGTTTGTTACATTGAAATAACATTGGGTAAACAAGGTAAATCCGTACCCGTTTTCCTTTACGTTGAAAGTGTACGGTTGTTTTTCTTCCTGCGCTTCTACTATTTCTTCCAACGAAACACCGTATTTGGCTAACAGTTGGTCTAACAAACGCCTTGCGTTTATGGCTTCGCCTTTCTCGCCGCGTTCCGCAAGGGCTTGTAGTTTCAGAACCTTGCTTCTAATGCTTTCAAAATCTTTATCCATATAGCTGAATATTAAAAGTAATTGAGTGAACTATTTTACG